TTTNTCTGAATCGTTCTAGCGTAATATGTTGCGCTTTCTAGTCATAGAGCCGTCTTCAGAGATTTTTACGCGGAGATAGTCTATAGTCTTAGCAGTGGTATGTCATACAGTCATGGGAGGGTTAGCCATGGAAGACAAGGATTCAGCACGCCGCCGCTGGGAGCGGAGAGTCCGCGCTGCTGAGCTCAGAAGAGAGTGTAAGGAGAGAAAAGCTGGTGCGTCCAAGAAGGATTCTTCTTCTAATGGCGCTTCTACCCACTACCGCATTAACGGCGGTCGCTCACTTGACTGGCGCAACAACGCTTCTAGCACTTGGGATCTTCCGAGCATGTACTATCACCTCGCAGCCTTGTTATACGAGGTTGAGGAGTTGAAACTTCTTATGCAGATAGCGGATGGCTATGATGAGGAGCTGACTTATCGGCACATCAGTTACAAGATGAAGGGCACACTTAACCATGACCGCCTGGAATCCTTGATGAAATCCATGGAGAACCTGTCGACGCACCAGTACTTGTTGATATGTTCGTTCTTGTACCGTGCCATGGAGGTGGTGACGGAGGAGCCGCCGGATGTATGTCCTAGTGACCAAGGCTCTTCATGAGTGCTGCGTAGGCTACGGCTATAGCATCGGTGATATCGTAAGGCATATCTGTGATATCCACATCGAATTTAGCCGAAACTGCTTCTGCCACCATGTCCTTAGATGCCCTTCCTGATCCCATCCACTTCTTTGCTGTGGTTGAATGGATCAAAAACATCTCTGGCTTGGACTCACATGCTTTATATGCTCCGAGCATAGCTGCGGTTTTCACCATATTGAGCTTAAGTGCTGTGAATGAGTACTTCTGGAAGAGGAACACATCTTCTACCCCCACGATCTCGGGTTGATGCTTCTTGCATATATCGGATACTCCATCGAACATCTCTACGAGTTTCTCCTCTATAGTAATATGGGTATCATATTCTATATAACCGTAGTCAATGAGGTCTAAATCGTGGTCTGGTTCAGTTATCCCATTTGCAATGCAGAACCCTAGTCTATAAGAAGAGGGATCTATGCCTATGATTTTCATCGTAACTCCTTGGTGATGTATGACATTCGGACGCTTGTGGAAAAGAAAGATATTAGCTGCTGCTAAATACGTGGATGACTCCCATAATATGTTTGTTTCAGCACAAACCGATCGGAGGATCCAGGCTATTACTGGAGTGAAAGCTTCTTATTTCATAAAACGACTCCCTATTAAAAATCCAACACTAAGAAGAGACGCTATCCGATATATTCAAGATAAGGATTTGTTTTATCATGTAAAAGTGAACCGTGTTATGGAGCTTGCTGCCGAAGATGCCATGATGACTCTTTTGAACGATGAATATGTTAAAGGAAAAAAGACCAAATATAAGGGAATGACAAAACTTTGGGCTGATGCCTCAGGGCCATTTAAAGTCAGCAAGGTAAAAGCGAGGATAGTCATTACTTTTACCGATGAAATGAAGGTTAAATTTGATAGATTCAAAACCACCATTGAGTACCGAGATCCTGCCTATGGCTACTTAGCTTATTCTACTAAAGTGAGGAAGGGAGGGAAGCCAAATCCGAACAAGTCACGCAAGCGTACTGGGTCAGTGGATCCTATCCATATCGGAGCATCACGACACTTCGCTAGATATGCCATAACTTCGGTGAAATTATTTGGTAGACAAAGACCAGCTGGAAGAATGGGCACTGAACTCGAAGGATTGGGACTTGAACCGATCCATGTTAAGCCAAAAGCATCAGCAGCTTTTAAAGATTACGTTCCTTTCAAAAGAGTAGGCTATCCTGGAAGACTCAACCCAGATCGTGTCTCTGGTGAGCTTGGAAAATATCCTTTATTTGTGAATCTGCTGGTAGAAAGCAAGTCCTCTCGTTATATTTTTTCTCAAGTGTTTAAAGCATTGGACATATTGCAAGATGCATGGGTTGAAAGCAGGGATAAATCAGCAAATGTCCTTGCCAAAAAAGTTGATCGTGTAACATCAAAATAAAGTTGACAAAATAAAACAAAAAATGTTACATTATTGTATCACATCTTTGGTGTGTGATATAACATATTGATATAGCGTTTATTTTTAAAGGAGTAGCCATGTTTAACTTGGTGGTAGACGGCAATCTTGTGGACAGTCCGCAGCCAGCAAAGAATCCCAAATATCTTCGTGTGAAGTTTTGTCATAATCAACGTGAATGGACGAAGGATGGTATCAAGGAAAGCAAGATCTGGGTTGGTGGTTTGATTCGTCCTGATAAGATTGAGGGCATTCGTGAACGTTTAGTGAAGGGAGCGTATGTGATAGCGAGTACCAGTGGTTCAGCAGCTTCGCTGTCGGTGTTCAACAATGAAATGCAGGTCAATTTGAACTTTATCGGTCAGTTTGATCTCGGTAGATCTCCGGCTGACAAACCCAAGCTTGTAGAACAACCGCAGCAACAGCAATATACCCATGGTGCTATTGGAGAGCCTCCTCAACAACAGCAATTTGCTCCACCACAGGGAATTGTGCAACAGGCACCACCTCCTCAACAACCACCTCCTCAATATCAGCAACCTGAGTATCCTAACGCTATGCCACCACAACCTCCGCAGAACCCAGAGTGGGGCGTGCAACAACCCAATTTACCTTTTTAGAGAGTACCTATGTCAGAAAACAAAAGTAAAGGAGTGGTTCATTCTTATGCTATGGGCAACCGGCCGAAGAAGAAGGAGACAAGTCCTGATGCTATCGCCCCTCGAACTTATAAGAACTCTAAGTCCAAAAAAGTCACCGAAGAGACTGACAATGACGAAGAGGTTCTTAGTAAAGATAGGTCGTTAACGCTGTCGTATCATTACCGAGCCTTGTTAGACAAGGCCATCTATGAAGAGGCTACGTCTAAGCTTGTGCCAACGGAGCATGTGAGACAGTTTTTAACGGTGGTGGGTAGTAAGATCAGAACACTTTTGGTACAGATGCCCGACAGGTTGAGTAGTCGGATTGTACATGAGAGTGATGAGGAGACTATTCATCTTTTGTTGTTTAGAGAGGTGGAGCAGATTAGCAACAGTATTATAGAAGAGATGAGTGAGCAGAAGTTTTTGGATGTATTAGCTAGTTCAGCTAAAGACCCGGTTATTCGGAGTAGAAAGATCGCTCAGTCTCACAAAGGCAAAGAGAATGTACAGGACGTAGAGGATGATAAGGAGTGATTTATGACAAAAAGAACTAAGACCGTTTATACCAAAGAACAGATGATGAATGCCTTGGAGTTATGTGAAGAGATGCGACTGGTAGATGTGTCTCGAGAGCTTAAAATTCCGATTTCAACGGTGCGTTATTGGAAGAAAAATCTCAACATGGCTGACCTAGATCCATCAGCTAACATTTATCAGAAAAAGTTCCTCAAGATAGAGACCTATCTTGAGAACCAGATTGATGTTCTTACCAAGAGACTCGAGAGAGTTCGCATGGCTAAGGAATTATTCAACACTAAGGACTTTCTCATCTAATGGGCGTATCTCTAAGCCCTTCAAAGCCAGCTGCTCTTGATTGATAAACATAGAGGTACCCATGGAAAACAAGGCTTCTACCTTTTCATCCTTTTCAAAGCTTTTTTCTAGGTCTTTAAAAAAGAAGTTAATCTTACGCACTTGGGTTTCTTCGTTAATAATATGAACGAAACTGTGTTTTCCTGTCTTTGTTTCACTCACTCTTATTTCATAGATACGTCCAACAATTCTGTAAACAGGATTGGTGAATCCTTTTCCAAATGGTTCGTGATCTCTGAGCTTTTGGGCAAGTGGTAGGTCGATTAAGGGGAAGGTTAAGTTGGCATCGTAAGGAATGTCATCTATGACTATTTGTTTGTAGATACTTTTGCGTAATTCTTTGTCTAGATAGTCGGTTACACGGTCAATGTTTCTTTCTAAAAGCATAAAGCCAAAGGCTTGCTCATGACCACCGAGCTTAATGAACAAATGCTCGATATGACGTAGCACACTGAGCAAAGGTATACCGTTGTAACATCTGCCTGATCCTTCGTAGACATACCTGGATTCCGCAGGCTGTCTATATCCTCTCATAAGCAAAACTGGCTTGTTAATGACCTCAGCTACTTTCCCAGCGATCAGTCCCATCATGCCGGGATGAAACTTGGGATCCACTAAATGGAGGTAATGTTTGTGTTTGAGCTGATTCTTAGGTTTTGTGGCAATAGACTCAAATAGCTTTATTTTTGTTAACGCCAGTTCTGTCTGTTCTTTCTCAACCATCCTCCTTTCCACATTTAAAGTCATGATGCCTTTTAAAAGGGTCTCGGCTTCATCAGCTTTAGCACAAAAGAAATTCACAGCTTTTCTGATGTTACCCATGCGTCCACAAGCATTAACCAACGGGTTGATACCGAAAGCAAAGTCCACTGCGTTAAGCTTCTTGTTATTGGATAGTTTGAGCTTTTTTCTAAGAGCTATGAAGCAAGGGATGTTTTGTAAGAAGAGGGCTTCTCTGCCTAATGTAAACAGTAGCCGGTTATAGCCCTTCAGTGGTACCACATCACCAATGATCCCCATGCTCGCAAAGAAAGCTGTGGAAGCAACAATGTCTACATCTTGAGCAATCTGGGTTGTGATGAGATGAGATATGCTGGCACCACAAAGGTCAGAACAGTAGTTTTCTTCGTAATCGTGAGGATTGAAAATATAGGGAGCAGTGGTGCGATTCTCCTTTGTAAAGCTATGGTGATCTGTAACGATCAGCTTGATTCTATTCTGCTTACACCAAATAGCCTCTTCACCTGCAGTGATACCGTTGTCCATGGTGATGACCGTGTCGTAGTTTTTGGCAAACCTATTTAATCCATAAATACTTAAGCCATAACCATCCGTTCGCTCAGGAATGTGAATGCCAAAGTTTGTGTATTTCTTGAACATAAATGTGTAAACCCAAATGAGCACAGAAGATGTGCCATCCACATCATAATCACCCCACAGAAGAATCCTCTTATCAGCCTCCATGTCTTCTAAAACAGTTTTTGCAATTTTTTTTGCATTTTCTTTAAGCTCGGTTGGTATATCTGATTTGTCGTATTGCTTTACTCCCCTAGTTTGATATAAGTTATTTATGACCTCATCTACGGTACTAAGAGGCTTTTCGTCATTAAGACAGATCCACTTAGTTAAATCTTTTTCATCGTTTTTCACTTTAATTTCTCCTTTATGTTGAACAACTTTTCTGCAGACTACATCAAGAGCTTTGCAAAGTCTATAAAAATCTCTCAACCGATGTTGATCAGTGATTGGGCGGATAACTATAGATACCTGTCTTCAGCGAGTTCCTCGGAACCTGGTAAATGGCAGACATCTCGGACACCATATCTCAAAGAGATCATGGACTGTATGACGTCTGTGCCTCCTTATCACAAAATAAGACGGATAGCTATTATGAAGGGGCATCAGGTGGGCTACACCGAGGGCATCTTGATGAACTTTTTGGGCTACACCATTTCTCATCAACCGGGTCCGTCCATGATTGTAGGCCCTTCAGAGAAGAATATTAAGAAAATCGTTCAGCAGAAGCTAGAGCCGATGATCAATGACACCCCTGTGGTGCGTGGTAAGATATCTCACTTCTCAAGAACCACTTCTCGTAACACGATTATCCATAAAGACTTCCCTGGGGGCTTCTTGGTGATGTGCGGAGCTAATGTGGCTGCTGATTTAGCGGGTACTTCGGTGAAATACCTTCTTATTGATGAAGTAGACCGCTTCCCAGTGGACACACAAGGGGAAGGGAGTCCAGTAGAGCTGGCTATTGGTAGAACAGCGGCTTATAACCGAAGAAAAATCATCATGGGAAGCACACCTACCTATGAAGAATCATCAGTTATTGCTAAATGGTTCGAGGAAGGTGATCAGAGATACTATTTTGTGCCATGTCCTCATTGCAAGCATGAACAAAGGCTGCTGATGGACAATCTGGTTTTTGATAAAAATAACATCGATGCAGGTGTTACCTATAAATGCGAAAAATGTGGTGAATTGATCAAAGAATCCTCTAAGACGATGATGCTTGAGGCTGGGATTTGGAAGCCTACAAAGGAGGAGCATATATCGGAGACTTTTCGCAGTTATCACCTCAATGCTTTGTACTCTCCCATTGGGTTTTTATCGTGGATTGATGTAGCCAAGGCCAAGATGAAAGCAGAGCGTGATGAGGCCTATGCAAAGACATTCCAAAATCTCTACTTAGGTATCCCGTGTACACAGGCAGCTGATGAGTTCCCATCTGCTAATGCTTTGTACAAAACTGGGGGTAAGTATGAGGAGGGAAAGATCCCAACTTTGGGTGGAGTGACACCTAAGTTCTTGCTAGCAGGGGTTGATGTCCAAGGAGACCGTTTAGAGGTACTTATTACAGCTTGGCATCGTAAGATCTGCTTCGTTGTGGAACACATAGTCTTGTGGGGGAACACTAATGTGGATCCACATGAGAGTCCTTGGTTAGAGCTTACAGATGTACTTAAGTCAAAATACGGAGACTACGGAATTACCAAGCTAGCCATAGATTCGGGCTTTATTCCGTATCGGGTTTTTTCTTGGAAAAGAAGCGTTGTGGATCATCACAAAAGAATTCAGGTTATTCGTGGTGTTTGGGATATGGACGGTATTATCAGTTATCCCAAGATCATGGAAGTATCGGTCTATTCTGGCAAGAAGAGCCGAGTGGGGAACAAGTACCAAGATGTGAACACGCATTTCTTGAAAAACGAAATCTACAAAAGGCTGTTGATTGAATCTGATGAGGTTACCGATACCCACATCTTCTTCCCTAAAGGAAAAGACCGGGAATTCTACGAGCAACTGTGCTCAGAGCGTATGGTGCTTCCTGATGCTCATGACCCCATGGATAGAACTGGTAGGATAAGGTATAGGTGGAAAGCTGTAAGAGAGAGAAATGAGATACTGGATCTAATGGTGTATAATTTTGCTATGTGGTACGGGTGTAATGCAGCAAAGTATGCTCACACCGATGATAAATGGTCACGCTTTGTAGAGATCAAATCATTTACAGGATAGAATATGTTATCTCCAGATGAATTGAGAGAAAGATATGCAGCTCTTCTTGATGCTTATGTTAGTGGATCTACTACTGTCACATACGGTGGTAAATCTATGCAGTATCGTTCAGCTCCTGAATTGAGACGAGCCATCGTTGATGTGAGGAGAGCGCTTGGTCTTCCTGGTGGAAATAATCGCACCACAGTGCTGAAGTCACGCAACCCCAATATCCCTTCTTTGCGTAGGACTTTTGATGCCAACATCTAAACCTTTGGGCTTTTTTAGAAGAAGATTCAGATCTGACACTAAAGAGCTCGAAAACAGGCTACATCTTCAAGCTCGTCAGCTGAAACTTGCAGAAAGACGGTTTCATGAGGCTGTCAGAGAGCGTCCTAACTTTTATGGCACTGAGCTCAACACCAGGAACCACTGGGAGCAAAAGCCATTACGTAATCAAGCCCGACATTTATACGAAAACGATCCTGTAACCCGTAGAGTTGTGGATTCCATTATCTGTAACATGATCGGTAGAGGGGTTACTCCTGTAACCACTGGTAATGAGGCTGTGCGCAAGAACGTAGATGACTTCTTACAAGGCTGGTTGTCCAGTGTTGATGGAGACTATTTAAGAGAAAATACCTTAGTGGGTTTGCAGAGCCTTATTGTGCGTTCATTGGTACGAGATGGTTCTGTTTTTATTCAACGGATATATGGCAAGGGTAGGTTATCGCTTCATGTTCTTGAAGGAGATTACCTTAACGTTTACATAAATCAGCCTAATCACGATACGGGCAATGAAATCATCAATGGTATTGAGTTCAATAAAGACGCTCGGGTTATGGCTTACCATCTTTACACCAGACATCCTGATAATTTCGGAGTAGGGAAATATGGAGGCCATGGGGCTAACTTTGATACGGTCAGAGTTCCCTATAAAGACATATGTCACGTGAAACGCCTCGATAGAGCAGGCCAGATCGACGGTGTGAGTTGGCTAGCTCCAGCCATGCTCGATATTTGGAACCTTCGTGAGTATGAAGAAGCAAAACTTAAGCAACAGAAGCTGCAATCGAGTTATACCGCTTTTGTTCAGGATAATTTCGAATTAAGTGAAGAAGAACGAGAGGATTTCATCGGAGCTGATGGAGAAAGTCCGTTGTTTGGTGAAAGTACCCGTTCTGTGCAACCAGGTTTTGTTGAAGAGCTGCCACCTGGTAAAACAATTACCTTTCCATCTCCATCTAATACATTGAACGAGAACTTCGTTGAACGGTGTTTGCGTCGGATAGCTGGAGCTATGGGTGTTTCGTATGAAATATTTAATGACTATAGTAACGTTAATTTCTCTAGTGGCCGTATGGGGTTCTTAGAAATGAACCGACACCTACGTCACCAGCTAGAAAGCACTGTGATTCCTCAGTGTTTGATGCGAATTGGTGAATGGGTGCTTGATCATCTGCAAAGAAACAAGGTTATCCCAGAAGAACATGATGTAAGTATTCGTTGGTCTCCTGAAGCACCGGTGATGATCGATCCTGAGAAGGAAATAGCATCGGTACAGACTGAAGTGGCTTCTAACTTCATTTCTATGAAGGAAGCTATGTCTAAATTGGGTTATGACTTCGATAAAACCCTAAAAGAGATCAAAGACTCCAATGAGAAGCTTGATGAAGCCGGTTTAACTGGGTTGATGTATGGCCAAGGTGGTGTACTTAGTAGAGAATTCATGGCTAAGATCAATAAGGTTCCGATCCGCAATGTTATTAACTTTGCTGATTATGATAAGCTGTTAGTGAACTTGATGACTCAGCAACAGTCTGATATATCTGATAAAGATGCCAGTGCAGAGCAAAAAGCAGCAGATGCAGCTTTAAAATTAGAGCAAGTCAATAAAACAGCTATTGAGGGGGATTCACTTGCAGCAGAACCAGGAAGCCAAGGTGAGGCGGAAGGGTCGGATTCTACGGACGTCGCAGACGTTTGAGGGTAGCGAAAAACATTGTACATTTGATGTGATTATTTCTACGGGTGCTTTTGTAGCTCGTGAAGAAATAGACGATCGTGGCAACCCAGCTACGGTTGAACTGGGTTTAGATATGAACCCAGAGGCTATTGATCTTACTCGGTTAACTGGGGGTGTGGCTCCGGTACTGAACAATCACCATGATGGTAGTAGTGGCGAGCGTATGTCTGCTAATCACCAAATGGGGATTGTGGAACATGCGTGGATTGAACGAAACGAAGAAACGGGGACGAATGTGTTAATGGGTCGTTTGCGTCTTTCGCGGGTGACTCAAGAAGAGCGTGAGATCTGTGAAAAGATTGAAGCTGGGATTATTCGTTCAGTGTCTGTGGGAGCAGATATTCTTGAACGACAAGAAATCGATGCTAGCGAAAAGGGGCATCGTAGAGAATTGGCTACATCATGGGCACCTTATGAGGTCTCGATTGTGGCAATCCCAGCAGATTGTGGTAGTATTATTAGAAAAGCTACATCAACGAATCGTGTTCCCCTGAAAGACAAAGTACGTTTGGTTCATTTCGTTAATCCTCAAGGAAAATTCACTATGGCAAAAGATGATACAACTAAAGAAGAAGATAAAGAAAAATCTTCAAAGTTTGCAAAGCTAGAAACATGGGAGAAGCTTTATAGTGGTCTTTCAGAAGACGAAAGAACGGCTTTTATGGCTTTCGTGGAAACCCGTGAACTAGCCCCGCCTCCCGCTGCACCGGCTGCTGCTCCTGCAGAGGACGGTGAAGACATGGAGCCTACAGTCACAGCAGACGAGGTGAAGGCCGCAGCCCAGGAAGCTGGTGCTGTTGCAGATGATGTCCTGCCCGATGATGTGTCTGTGGACGTAGAAAATGATGTGATGATGGCCGTGGAAGAAATTCTAGCTGAAACACTAGCTGGAGAGATGGAAGGAGCCGAGCCTGCTGCTGCTGCTCCTCCCGAAGATCCTATGATGGCTGCGAGCAAGAAAGGTACGGCTAAGGCTATGCAGAGATTTAAGACTAATTTTAGAAACAAATTATACACGAAATTATCTTCTCCTAAGATCCAACGTCGTACTACAGGTGTGACGGTAGATAATAGTTATAGAGAGAATAATTTAAAAACCCTTAGAAACAAGGCTGAGCATGCTTTGATTTCTAAGATCACTCGTGGCCGTGGTAACAGCCATGCGAAACATGCTGAACTTGCTGGTAACTGGCAGTTCAAGCCTATCTCTGAGATCTGCCGAGAGTTGCTCTCTCATGCTGGTCATAGAGAAGTGCGTAATTTAACGGGTGATGAGATCTGGGGTGCTATGAAGAGAGCGCCTCGTAAAGAGCGACGGGGTGCAGCTGGGCCAATCATGGCTTATGCTGACCTTCCTGAACTTATAGCCAGCTCTGCTACAAAAGCGGTCATTGCTTCTTATGAGCAGTTCCGGGGAGAGCAGACATTTGATCCATTTGTAACGAGGTTGCAAGTGGCGGATTTCAAGGTTCAGGATCGTGTGGGAATCAGTGACACTGGAGACCTCGTAGAGACAGCTCCTGGAGCAGCGTTTCCAATTGATAGCTTAGACGATACCAAAGAGACTTACGCCTTGATGACCAGTGGTTTGATTCATCAGATTACACGGCAAACATTTGTTACTGATGATACCAATAGTCTTCAAGCAATTTTCAACTCAGGGAAATCAGCTGCTGATTTGGAAAGTGATTTGGTATGGAACCAAGTTATTAATGGTACTTATCAGGGGGCAACTCTTTACTCGAATGCTCGCGGTACTTTGTCCACAGGTGTACCATTTAGAACCAATCCAACTCAAGTGATGCCTCAGTACGATTATGCTGGTGTGGAAGCTATGATGGTTGCCTTTGGTTTGAGACGTACTCCTAAGAATGCGTACATGAACTTAAAGCTTCAATACATCTTGGTTCCTTTACAGTTGGAATTTGAGGCTCTGCAAGCGGTGAACAGCTCGTATACTCCTAATGCTCCACAAACAGCTAATGTTATGTTTGGTGGGCTGAAGGTTATTGCTGAGCCACGGCTATCTACCAACTCAGCTACCTCTTACTATGGAGTGGCTGATAAAGCTGGTTCTGGTTATCCTTTCATAGAGTTGGCTACACTGCAGGGTCAGAAGGGGCCACGCTTGGAAGAGGAACTGGATTTCAACACAGATGTGATGAAGTTTAAGGTGGTTCACGATGTTCAGGCTAAATCTATGGATTACAGACTGGCTCACAAGTGTACGGTTTAACATTTAATTAAGGATTGAGATATGGCTAAGAATAAAGGTAGCGGAGGCGGAACGGTGACCATCGCTGCTCCTGGCGCGGTAAGTTCGGGAGAATTTGTAGTTGCTGGCTCACTAACGGGAGTAGCTTTAGACAATGCTCTTATTAGAGAAGACGTGGTGCTACAAACCCAAGGTGTCTTTGAAATGAGAAAGACGGCTAACAACGTAGCTGTGGGAGTGGGTGCAAAACTTTATGCTGCTAACTCTTCTAATCAAGTTACAACTGCTACAGGTGGTGGACGTACGTTTGTGGGTTATGCGTTAAATGCTTCGCCTGCTAGCGCGTCAACTCCAGTCAGTGTATTGTTGGCTCCTGTTGGTGCTTAGGAGTATAAATGAAGCGTAAAGGTGGCGGTGGATCCACGATCAACTTACGTGTGGCTGCTGGGGTTCGTGCTGGCAATGCAGTGGTTCAAGGCGGCGGAGATGGTCAATTCATCGGCGTTGCTTCAGACCATGCTGATGCTGGTGAGACCATAGCTGTTCATGTGGGTGGAATTTATGAATTTTCGGTGGCTTCTGCTGAAAACATTGAGTCGGGTGACCGTGCTTTTGTCAGTTCTCACAATGCTTCGGTTGCTACAGGTGTAGCTCGTAATAACTCTCGTATTGGTAACTTTTTAGATGATGCTGGTGCTGGAGATGAGGGTCCTGTCCGTGTTATGTTACTTTGGGGAGGAGCTTAAGCTTTACCGTATTTTCGGGTATGTTTTATGCCTTTATTTTCACAATATTCAGACACTATAGCTCGCTCATTGCTTCTTTCAATGGGCGAGCTTTTTGAATTACAGGAACGTAGTTTTATAACTACAGGAGCGAAAACGTTACGTCTTCGTCCTCCTTATGTTGATGCGTCTCCTAATCTCTTTGAAATATCTAGTGATATAAATAGGCTGCTTAGTCTTGAGCGTCTGACCATCATCAAGCCAGATGGGACGAGCAGAGATTGGGGAAGCTATGCAGTTACGTTTTTAGGAAGCCCTGCTACGAAGGATTCTCCTTTTACATTGGATATTGATGGAGATACTAATGGTGATGCTTTGGATGCTGATAATGATATTGTTGTTTTCTATTACCAACAAATATCTGTACCTCGCTACGATCCTATTCCTGTATATGGTGTATATGACAATGTGATCCGTCAGAATACTGAGACATCTGTGGAAGTGGTTGTGCAGCATCCTAATGTGATGATGGCTTTTAAAGATATCAATGCTATTGATCCTGTGGAGGCACCACGNAGTACGGTTTTGGATAANGCTCGNTGGGATGTGATTCGTCAGCGTACGGGCAGGGTTTATGAGATTGTTTACATCCAGCTNGACGAAGTTTCTACGTGTCGTTATTTACTTAGAAGTATTGATTAGGAGTTGTTTGTGAGTGAGCCGTTTAAGAANGAAGATCTGACGACCATGCGTGATTTGGGGAATTATTACAGAGATGATTCTCCTGGCAGGATTAATCTGTATTCCATATTAATTCGTGCTCAGGTGAGAAGAAGGTTATGTGAAATATTGTATCCGGTGATGACGGATGTGTTAAAGCACGGTGAGCCTTATGATGGCTTTGCACCGAAATATATCAATTTTACGGAGCCTCCTCCCATACATACGGTGACACGTGGTGTTATTAGAAATCCTGGTCGTGATGTAAAGGATACACAAAGGACTACAGCTGAGGATGTTACTGATAGTCATAATTATTTGCCTGATTTAAATATTGTGTTTGGTGATGATGTTATTGAAAAGCAGCAGATTACCAATTTTAATTGGATGAGTAATTCTTCTTTAACTGTGAGTTATTACCGACATACTTATGTGAACCCTGAATACAATCCTGAGACAGGTGTATTGGTGAGTCCTGAGAAGGGTTTTGTGGATGATAAAGGGCAGATGTCTCGTTTGTCTTATGCTTCTCTTTTTGAGGGTAAGACTACGGATGCAGATGTGCTTTTTTCTAAGAATTTTTTGATTGAGGATTTGGAAGCTGCGTGTTTGATGTTTGATTTAGAAATTCAAAGAAAAACGCAATTGATTCCATTTGTGTCAGATATACAGCTAGAAAACGTTAGTTTTACGATCCCGGCTGATGAGATGTACGGGTCAGTAGAAATGGAGTATAATGTTAATTATCACACCGATTACAAGTGTTTAGAGCGCAAATAATATACAGGAGAGTGAAGTATGACAGCAATACCCACGCGTGGTAAAGTCGCTGCCGTTATTGGAAAGAAAGAGGAAAGTGCTCTTCTAGAGCCAACTCTAGGTAAGCATTTTGTGTCGGTACAGTCCGATTTCACAATCACACCTAACTTTGAAACCACAGAGAACTTGGAGATCCGTGATGATATCATGGCTGCCAAGCCGGTGATATCAGGAGAAAATCCTTCAGGAACATTCTCTCATTATCTAACAGGTAGTGGGGTCGAAGGAGAAGAGACAGAATACGCTCCTATGGTGGAGTCGTGTCTTGGTGGAAAGCGTATTATCACTACTGAGCATACAACCATTGCTGGCAGTACGGTGTCATATCTCAATGTGTCAGATGCTGCGTTGGCTGACTATGCTAAAGGTGATGCTGTCTTAGTTAAAGACGAGGTGAACGGTTGGAGCATGCGCCCCGTTAAGAACCGTGACCTGACTAATAAACGCTTGGAATTAGCCTTTGATTTAGAGGAAGCTCCTGCTGCTGGAGTGAAGTTGGGTCTGCATCTTACCTATTATCCCACCACTTCTTTGCAGCCCGTATTTGATGTCTGGGAATTCTTCTCTGCTGGATCTGGTAATCAGAACGTGGCTAACTGTCGTGTGACCAGTATGTCTATGACGGCTGATGCTAATGGTCAGATCAACAGTACCTTCTCTTTTGAGGGTACTGATTATCGGATGAATCAAAATTATGAGGCTACATGGGATCTTCAAGCTGGTCTTAATACTGTCGTGGTAGCTTACGGTACCAGCCTGGGGGATTCTGTAAATCTGGTATTAGCGAACAAGATTTATACTTCAGGTGAAGAGCTGGCTACAGAGTTACAGACAAAGCTGCGTGCTCTAACAGGCCCGTCTTTAAGTACTCTAACGGTAAGCTATTCAGAAGATGTACGTAAGTTTCGGTTCTTAAATGCCAGTGGATATGCTTTCGATTTTGCTGCTACGGCAAGCGATGATGGTATGGCAAAGCTGTTGGGCTTTGATGAGGACAAAAGGACAGATACAGCTGTGGCTGGAGCTGGCTTGGTGTCTAAACGTGCTGCAAAACCCTCCACTTTAAACTATAAAATTTATCTGCCTCTTAAGCCTGCCTATGATGGACAGCCTCCTGTTATTGCTAAGGATCAGAGACTGTTCTTGGGAGAGAATGACAACAATGTGTGCTTGGATGCTACCAGTGTTTCGCTTACTATAAACACCCCTACGACAACCATCTATTCTATATGTGCTGAAAACGCTATATTTGCGAAGTTATTAGCTTCTAGGGATGCTACTTTAACGGTTTCAGCTATATTGCAGGATGATGATCAGCGTTTCTTCTCTCAGTTTAAGAACGGAGACACGGTTCCTTTCGCTTTTATGGGTGGTCAGAAGCGTGATCGTCGCTGGGTAGCGGGTAATGTGTTTACTATTTATGGAAGTGAGGCTGTGATTAACAGTTTTTCTTTAGCGGAGAGTGATGGTATTTATACCTTAGACATGGAGTTACTGTGCTATTCACCTGGTGATGGTTCAGGGTCTATATTTATATCGTACTTGTGATGTGTTTAAAGGAGTTGAGATGGCTACTGAGTTTATGGCGACGTGTGAGATTAAGCTGCTGACATCTGACAATATAGATCAGGGTTCAGCGGAAGCTTTGAACATGAAGGATGGTAAGGATTATTTGTTAGTGGGACAGATCCGTTATGCAGTACCGAATTTATCTCAAAGGTTATCTTTGAGTCAGGCTAATCCTGAGTTGAATGAAGACAACACAGTGGAAGGCCAGCTGAAGTTTGTTCAGCGTGTTGTACTGGAGTGTTTAGATTACGTAAGAGAGGTAGATGTTAAGGTTTACAAGCCATCTTTAGGTAAGAACGGTGAAAAGCTAGCTGATCCTTGGAAGAAGTTTGATCCTAAAAAAAATGAGTTACTTGAGCATATAGAAAACAAGGATGTTCTGGGTTATTTCAGCTTTGGTGCTGCGTTAGCCAATCATTTTGCTGGGCATGTTATGAGGGGTGTTCAGCCGGGAAAGTCGTTCAAGATGGTCTCAAAAAGCTAATAGTCGCTACCTTTAAACGCATACCTATAGAAAGCAATTTTCATTATTACTTATATGATTACTACCAACATAAGGCTTTACGTAAGGTAGGTTTCACGTTTAAGGCAGAGGATTATGATCCTTATCATCTAAATATTTTATCCTTTATTGAAGCTGAGTTTAATATTCTTGAGGCTAAGGAGATGGAGAAAGCAAGAAAGAAAGCCGGGGGTAAAACGGTTTCCAAGCCAGCAAGAAGACGCAGACGATAAGGATAATATGATATGCCTAATAAGAAAGTTGGCATTGGTCTTGAGACTAAGGTAGATACCACTGCTGCTCAGAAGGCCACAGCTGCTCTCAGTAAACAGTTCAGAACTTTAGCAAACCAGGGCGTTAGCGTTGGTAAAGCTTTCGGCGGCATAGGTGCTGCTTTATCTCGGGTGAATCCTATTGCCCTTGGAGCTGTAGTTGGCTTCAAGTTACTGGTTGGTGGCATCAAGGGGATTATCTCTATTGGTGCCACAGTGATTCGTACGATCATTTCCATTGGTCGTGCGTTAATTGAGGTAGATAAGAACATCCGGGTGTTCAATGCATCCTTGCGTCAGGTGGAGATATCGGGTGGAGCAACGGGAGCTTCATTTGAGACTCTTGCTGCTGTCTTCAATAACATCAGTTTGCAGACTGGTAAGTACCGAAACGACTTAGTGGACTTAGCCATTAAGTTGAAGGGTATTGGTGCTGGTCAGGCTGAGACCGTTTCAGCTTTAATTGCTGCGAGTAATGCTTCTGATGCCTTGGGTAAATCATTTCGTGAAGTTGGTGAAGCGATATTTACTGCAGAGAACGTATCTACGCGTTCTTTGTCGAAGCTGGGTGTAAATGTTTCTAATTTAACCCAGGAGTTTTTATCACAAGAAGGTGCGATTAAGCTCATCACGGAACAGTTCGGTGATCAAATAGTTCAGTTAAAGTCGATTTCTATATTAGCAGAGAGAATTAAAAATGCGTTCAATCTTGCTAAGGAAACAATCTTAGAAGTTGTTTTGGGCTCAACGACAGTTACAGGAACTTTTGAATCCGCCTTTGCTGCCATTATAGGTTTTGTTAAAAACCTTAGGGAATCCCCTGAAATTGCTAAAGCTCTTTCTGCTGTCTTTGACAATATTGTTAAGCTGCTTTTATCTGTAGTTAAATTGCTTCCTGAAATTCTTAATTTGGCATTAGCTGCTTTGCAGAGCTTCTTAGAAACCTCTGGGTTATTAGGTACAACTTTTAGGGGTATTAGAAGAGCTTTACTCGATGCTCGTAAAGTTCTTTTTACGACTATGCGGGCGCAACAACAAAGTGTTCTTAGTAGCATAACGAGACTTAGCAATGAAGAGGCGGTGGTAAAGGCTGCTCAGAGGCTCCTTATTCTAAGACAGGGTACTAACAAAGCAGAAAAAGAAGCTCTTGCAAATGTTAGAGAACAATTAGCTCAGTATCAGAAAGGTGAAGAGCTTCGTCAGAACTTTGAAAAGGCTCGAAGTGCTATTGCTGATGCCAGTAGAACATTAACCTCTGGTTCAGGAGGAACGAATTTACAGCAAGCTTTAGATTTTTTAAAAGCAGAGCTGGCTAATTTACGTAAAGGCTTAAATGACGATAGTAAAACAACTCTTAAAGAAACTTTGGGGAGCTTGGAATCTTTAAAGAGAAGCAATGAACTTAGAGCCATTGATGTAAAAGAAGAAATTACTAAGAACAATGATGCGTTTCAAAACTTTAGGAGAGACGTTCTTCGTATCAGACAAGGTGGCGTTAATGTTGCCCGTGGAGATAGAGCTCGGGGGAGAGGGACACCTCCTGGAAATGTAGATGCAGAGGGAAATCTTTCAAGAGACTTTGTTAGATCTATTACCAAGGGCTTAGGGCAGGTTGGCAAGGATATCATAAAAGGTCTTACAACTAGTATCGACAGTATTACCACTGAAGCCAACGGCAAGTTGGTTGAGGTGCTTAATAATAGTCGAGACAGTAATATAGGCTTTTATCAGCGAAGAGAGGTGCTTTTAAAACAGTCTTTAAAATTAGACGAAGAGAATGTTGAGCGTCAATTAGCTGCTACTTCACAAGCAGAGCGTGACCAGATACAGCATGAAACCAATCTTGCTCAAAAACAGATCCAAGTTGAGTTAAAGGCCAATGAAGATTTTATTAAATCTAATGCAAAAATTTTGAAGGAGAATCAGGACACTATAATAACCTGGGCTAAGATGCGTATTGCTCAGGCAAAGGATTTAGCTAAAGCAGAAGCTGATTTAGAAAAAGATAAGGCGGAAAAGCGCAAGGAGAGAAACAAGGAGCTTCTTAAGGTTCTGTTTACTATGGGTGATGCGTTAGGGAGTATAGCAGGTGATGAAAGCATTAATAAAGAAATACAGAAATTACGCGAAGAGTATGGCAAAACGGCTAATGATGGCCTTGAAGAATCTATGAAGGCTGCGAAAGACTTTAATCGTGAGTCTGCAAAGAATGCTGAAAATCTTGCTAAGCAAATTGATAAATTAGAGCAAGAAAGACATAGAGAGCTGATTAGGATCGATGAGGATCGCAACACCGCTTTGCAAAGTGCTATTCAAGGCTTAAGCGGAAAAGGTACTGCAGATGATTTAGCAAAGGCTAGAAGAGAATTAGATAACATAACCATTGCTTCTGAGAAAAACCGTAATAGAACTCTTGATCGTTTTGCTATGCAAATCAATGAATTGCAGAGCAATGCTGCTGATCAGTTTAAAACGGAACAAGAGGAATTTAATCGGCAAGAAGAATTACGTAAACAACGTCGTGCAGAGGAATTTGAAGAAGCTAAGAAAAATGCTCAGGAGGTTCAGGATAAGGCTTTGGAGACAGCACGTGAAGCTGGGAAAGAGTTTGGAGCCGATGCTGCTAAGGGAATACTGAACGCATTCTTTCCTGGTGCTGGGGATCTTTTTGCGGCTTTAAATAAAGCTGCGGATTCAACTGCTGAACTTGCTACAGAGTTTGGCAAAGGTATTGCTGATTTTGTGGCTAAGGCTATTGAGAATATTATTAGTAAGCTTCCTGAAATTATTCTTTCTATTGTGGCTGGTTTCATTGAAAACATTCCAGAGATTGCTCGGGGTATTTCTCGAGCTGTTCTTAATGTGCTACCTAGTCTTGCAAAGGGTGGGTTGCGAGTAGGTGCTGGGATTGGTGGATTTTTGGGAGCTGTAAGTAACACTTTATTTGGTACTGACTTTGCAGAAAGTGCAGAAGAAATTCTTGATGATGATGGGACTTTAGCTGAGAGGTTTGATGCTTTTGGCAACGTGATTAACCCTACAGGCGGTAGGGACATTGATCAGATTAAAGAGGGTGTTTCAGAGGGGCTTAAAGATTTCAGTAAAACAACAGTTAATCCTTTTCAGCGTCCTGATGAGTTTGCGTTATTTAATCGCCAGGGAGTGGCTCCTAATTTCTCGGGAGCCTCAGGACAACGAGCTTTAGTTGCAGCATTGAATAAGCAGATTGAAGAGCTGAGACGTAACAGTGAGGCATTAAAGGAAAATACCGAAGGATTTGCTGATGATGAATTTGGTCAACCACCTGAGCTAAGACCTGGGTTTCGTAGAGCGCGTGAAGCCTTTAATCCTTATCTTGACCCTAGCTCTCAACCTGATGCTAATTCCGTACCCATAAGATTACAGATTCAAATTGGTGATCAGAGACTGCGTGATATTTTGGTTAATTTACAGGAATCAGGATACACACAATTAGTTAGGGCAAATTAAACTATGTCAGCATTCTCTATTTATACTAGGGTTTCTATTGAAATTTATGCCAAGTTCCCTGCAGATACCACAGACTTTGAAAGTGTCTATGATAATTTGCCTCCTTTTTTGCATAAAGGATTGGTGGTTGAAAAAGGCAAAGAACCAGAAGTTTGGACGGTGCCTGATAGTGTTGGGTTGGATAGGCTTTCTGTGGCCAGTCTGCTTACCATAAGAAGGGGCGCTGTTATTTACACAGCTCACGAGCTGTTGGTGAGTAACTCTGTGGAGGACGAAGATAGCTATCCTTGTTTAGAGAGTGCACCTATTGTTCTTGAGGCTATGCCATCTTTGTTCGCTGGGGTGACGGATACTCAGAGCATTAGCTTTACGTTATTAGACCCTGATTTAAAGGTGTATTTTTCTTCAGATTTTACGACCACAAATAGTTTGGTTCAGATCTTTCGGGTGGGGTTTAGTGCTGATCGTATGGATAAGGTTGTGAGTCCTGTGTGGATAGGCTACATCACCAACGTGGATCAGAGCAAAGTTGAGACCGCGATTACAGCCCGCAATGAAATGAAGAAGATGGATCATAAAGCTACCTTTGGGTTTCTTGATGAAATTCCTAAGTGGCGGGTTAATGAGTATAAAGTTCCTATAATTTCTGCGGTGATGATTCCTTACACAGTACAGGTGGAAAGACACACGCCTCAGCTGGTGAGTTATTATGAGAATTGGCGAAGAGATTATTACCTGTTAGCTACGGGTAGAAATGTTCTTGAAACCACTTCGGATATTGGTGCTACGAGAAGAGAGAAGCTTGATATTACGTTTAAGCCTTTCTTCGGTAACGATGATTTCTTATTGCACCCGGAGAAGCCTGACTCAGTTCATTTGATTGATGATCAGTACAACATAGCCAGAGCTGATACAGTAACGGGCTTTTGTCATGTTGAAGATATATTCTTCTTAGCTACGTATAGGGGGTTCATTTATGTATTTAATGAATTTGGCGAGCCCTATAACAATAACTTACATGCTACAGCACAGAATCCTTTCTGGGCTAATGGACGTTTCGTTGGTACGTTCTTTGGCTTTGAGCTTAGTCCTAGCGATTACATATCTGGTCTTACCACAGATGGTAGAGACTTGTTTATAAGTATGAAGTCCTTCACGCCTGGTACAACTGTTGAATTTACCTCCACTTACGTTCACACCATACCTGTTGGGTTTTTTACCACTCCGCGTAGATCTGTATCTTTCCCTCCTGTGGAAGCAGACTACATTGATGCCAGTGATTATTTAGGAAGTATTAATGAGGCACGATATCGTTTACCTAAAACAGAAGTTAACGAGGGCACCGTAGCCATAGGAGATGTTGAGGTTGATACGGACACTGTTGCTGGTGTTCAGACGGTTAACGACTTTGATTCTATGTCCATGCACTATGCACATAATCTGTTGTATGTCTTTGAAAAGGACGATGATACATATGGCTCTTTGCGTTACACATACAATTCAGCCAGTGTGTTCGATGTTGATATTATAGATCCAGTGGATCGTGTTTATGAGACCTTTGAAATAGACACTCCCCAGATGCCTCTTTCGAGTGCTATGTATTCGACTCAGTTTTATTCGACAGATATGTTTGCTGCTTTAGGGGAATCTATTCCCAGCAACCCTACGTATGATTTGCTTGGCTATACTGCGTACTATCATCCTTTTTATAAAGCACCTTATTCTCTTGTTTCTGTTGTTGCTGAATCTACGAGTCTTACAGTTCCCGCTGGTGTGCAGACTCGCATACGAACAGCACTGCTATCTGGCAGGGTTCCTTACTCTACACGCACAGGTAGCTTTCTGCACACGTCATTGGATGCGCTCCCAGAGATTTATTATTTAGATCCTACCCAAACATACCCCAGATCAGGTATTCCTAATGTTCCAAACTTTAATACTTCGATTGTCGGATTAACTCCGATTAGTCCTAGTCCTATTGCCACCACTCGTGTTTCTGATTCTCGGGTTACACGGCTTGCCTTGGAAGATCTGCAGCATGTTTTCCATGTACAAAAGACAGATGCTTTTAAAAAGGCTCTTCGTTCGGTTACTGCTCCTATATCTTCAGGGCTTATTTCATCAGAAGAATTTTTTAGCACAATTGTTATGTCTCATTTTGAGGTTCGTAATTCTACTAATTTCTCTACCATTAGAAATAGGCCATATATTAGTACACATCTTTTACGAAAATCTATTTATAGGGATTTGTATGATGTAGGGCAAGATTCTATTACAGCTTTGGCTGTGCATTATCCCACCACTCTTGTGGGCCCTGTGGTGTGGGTTTTAAGAAGAGGGGGGCGAGGTAGGAATGATGCTTCGTTGCGTTGTTATAGATATGTTGTAGCTAACACATTACTTTCTACGCATTATTTTTCTGATGTTCCTACAACTGGAGCCACTGAGGGATTTGTTGAATATACGTTACATCAAATTGCTCTTCCTACGAGGGTTAGGATTAAGGACTGGGAAGGTGATAGAGAAACAAAGATTGTAAATGTGTTCGAATACACTGATATTGATATCACGGTAAATCAAATATATGTAATGGGTAAATATGAGGACAGGGGTAAAATATACAATTTTGTTAGAAGGTACAGATGCCCTTATGATGTCGCTATGCCAAGTACTCAGGTTCCTAAGAATCAGTTTGCTGACATTGCAACCATAAGTAACGTTACTCTTATTGCTTTAAATCCTGCAGGTTATCTGTCTTTCTTTGATTTGCAGAGATTTAAAAAAGACAATAGATTTGTAAAAAATAGATTGGATGTAACACTAGAAGACATCACACAACTTGGTACGCTCATAAGCCTAGCTCATCGAGATGGCTTAATTTATATTTTAGGATTTGTTAACGGAAAGAATGAGATCCGTGTTTACACTTTAGATGGCAAAAGAAGACAGTATTTAGATTTCAGTTTGCATGGTGAGCCTAACGATCCATTTAACAGAGATTATAGAAATAATGTGAGTGATGTTTCGGGAATAGACATTGCTGATAATAATCTTTATGTTTCACGTGGTAACGGAGCTGTTACCAATTTAGCTGATGCACAAAAATATGATCCTTATATAGGAGTTTGGGAGCTCCCTGAGTTTGATAAAAACGCTCAGGTTGATCTTCTTTCTCTTTCTACATCCAATGTTTTTGAAGGCATTGTTAGTGTAGGAAATTATCATTATGTATTAAATACGGTGGTGAATTCTGTTACGGCTATAGAAACTTTAACTGGCAACCCTACTGTAGGCATGATTGATACGGGGCGTTCTTTTGTTTTTGAGGTGGATTCAGGAGAAACAGCTCATGGTATCGCTTTGGTTAATAATCTGTTTTATATAGTGGTGAACAGATACATTTCTCTTACCAATGTTTTTACAGGATATATTAGGGTTTACAATGCTGCTGGTGTGCGGCAGAAGGATAAAGAATTTAAGTTAGATAGCAGTGCTGAGTACACAGGGTTAAGTAATGTTAATGTTACAGCAACCAGAATTTTAGGGAATTATACTCAGAATCCTGGTGATTATTTATATATATTAGATGGCGTAGGTAATAGGGTTCAGGCATGGACTATTGGTGGTAATAGGGAATTTGATGGTGATTTAAGTTTACCTGAATTAACAAATGGCAAAACCTATCAGGGCTTAGGTATTTATGGTGACTTTGCTTATGTCTTGGTTGCAGATCCTATGGGTAATAAGGATTCTGTATACAGTTATGCGTTAGCTTCTACGAGAGGGGTTGCTCTACCTGTTGGAACACCTCTTGTTATTGGCGGTGCTGTAGATACAGATCGTCCTGATTTACCTGAGGCTCAGAGAATTTACCGTGGCTTGTCTTTTCACCCGTACACTTTACCTTCTGGGCCGGTAGTTTTTCTTGTAGCCGTAGCTCTTGGTGCTGATGAGATCAATATTGATACATGGTTTAATACGTCATCTGCTATTGATGGAAATCCTTCCACATTCCAGCGAGTGGGTGGTGTTGGTGATCTTCAGGTCTCCTTGATGGATACGCGTAACTTTTCAGGTATTACAGCTGGTATTGGCTTAGGTGCTGATCAAGCTGCTAAGCAGACAACCAAGAGTGTTAACTTTTTTGTATTGGATTCATATGATAATACGGTGAAGTTTTATCTGAGTCGTAGAGGTACGCTTTCTAATTTAATCAATTTAGGTACGGGTCATTGGGCAGGTATCACCACGGATGATGCTGTGAGCTTTAGTAAGCTGCGTATTTCTAAAGATGGATATATCTATTGTTTGAGGAATGGTACCGCTACATCAGTATCAGGTATGACGACGCGCTATGAACCTGATAGTGTCCAGGTGTATAACTTGGTTGGTGATCATTTACCGGAAAGATCTTTTGAGATTATAGAGGGTGGCTGGACAGGTATTACAGTTGAGTCTTTAGGGGTTGATCTGTATCTGTTGGATAACGATGCTAATCGCATTGTTGCTTATAACATTGATGGTAGACGTAACTTCTTAAAAGACTTTGATTTGCATGCAGCTGACTGGACGGGTGCTGCTACAGATGGTTTGTATATTTACACATTAGACAACAGCTCTAATAATATAGCTGTGTGGAGTTTAACGGGTAAGAGAAGAAGGAAGTTTGATAGGCGACTACCTGCAAAACAATGGACGGGTATCACAACAGATAACACGTACCTGTATGTTGTAAATAATACAGACAAGGTTATTTTTCAGGAGTCTGTATCAGAGAGATTTGCTTACTTTAACAAAGAGGATATTGAGGATTCTATTGAAACTGGTCAGGGTATCCTTTCTAACTATGTTAATAATAGCTTAACTCCTAATTACATATCTTTTGACAAGTCTACGCTACCTCGTTCATTTATTCAGATGGAAGAAAGTGGCAGGCTAACGTTTAATCGTGGCATATTCATACTGCCATCAGAGGAAGATGAACCTATACTTCCTGGCACAGAGCTATCTCCCATGGCTTTGCATTGTGAGAATTTCCGATTATCGCTAGCTCCTGCTGAAGCTTTGACTTCGGTGGTGAATTTATTTGGTCATTTCTTTTTTCAGAGAACAGATACCTTTGAGTCTACTTTAGAGATTGGTAGTGGTGCTCATAGTGACTTTGATATTTTCCGTGAGGGTTTGAGTTGGGTTGTTTTAGATAAAACCAATAACCGTTTAATCATCAATAAATTTGCTGGTATTGCTGGTGATAGGGTTGTGGTTAATTTGGGCTCTGGTGATTACACCAGTCTTGCAGCCAATGATGATACCAATGATTTTATTTATGTTTTAAATAATGACAGCAATAAGGTGGAGTTCTATAACACCAGTGGTACGCGTCAGTCTGCTATGGATATAAGCTTAGGTACTGGTGATTGGCAGAAGCTAGCTTTTGCACTTGGTGCTTTTTTCGTTTATGACAAAACAGAAAGTAAGGTTAAGGCATGGTCTACGACATTAACTGCCATTAAGCGTAATACTGATGGTGATATTAATATCGTTGGCTTTCCTAGGCTGCCTGATCTTGATGAGAAGGAATTCATTGGGATGACTACGGATGGTAGGTATCTCTTTTTGCTATATGACATAACGGTTGAGTTGGCTGCGTACGCTGCCATCCCTGATGGGCCACCTGCTAATAGTGGAAAAAGGATGGTAGCTGCTTATAGCTTTTCTGTGGGTGGGGTGAATTCTCCTGTACCTGAGACTCTCAGTTATAGTGACTTTGATTTAGTGAGTTTTCGGTATGTTTACACAATGACCAATACTGGTTACTTCGTTGGCATGACCAGTACGGGTAAGCTGTATACGTACAGGTTGGTAGCTGGCACTGACAGGACTATGCCCTTTTATGGTCGTCGTCCGTCTCCATTTGTTAACACAGGTCCTTTGTATGACGGTATAGGAGAGGAGCCTTTTACAGTTAATATTGGAACGAGCTTTACACGCTGGGCAACGTTAGGTTTATCTCGTGGTGTAGCTACTCCTATAGATCGTTTAGAAAATGATTTTGTGGTGAACTATTCTGACAGTTATACAGGAGAGTTAGCAGAGCGTCCTCCTCATCCTTTAGATCCTTTGTATATGTTTGATATTAAAGAAGGGGAGCTTTCTTTTCTTTGGTTTAATTATCACAACATACATAAGTTCTTTCGTGTGCGTCGTAATCCTCTCGACTACTTCTTAGATTTCTGGGCAACGTATTTGTTACATGGCAGACCTGACCGTTGTAACTTTCCCACGGTAGGTATTCGTTCTAAGGATATGTATTCTACGGAATCTACTTTTAAGGACTTCCAGGGAATCAACCCTAATCGTAGCCATGCATTATATGACTACACCTTAGATGGCAACGTTACACCTAATCCTGTTTATGATGGATCTGCTTCTAGCATGTTACGGATGATGCCAGCTTTAAGGGAATTTCATATAGCTGAGTTATCTGAAGAAAAGAAGGTTTTTCCAAAGATTGTTTATAAGAATTCTCCGTATAAAGGAGGGGCTTATTATGTGAGTGCTCGTTATGATCAACCTGATGTGATGTATTACGATACGTCTATTATTGAAAATGACGCAGCTTATTCAGGCTATGTTCGTAGTGAATACTTTAACGGGTTTTATCATCATGACATGTATGATTCGAATACCCAGCATTTGAGACCATCAACTTTTATTTATGCCTGTCTTAAGAACGCTCGTTTGGTTCCGGCTTTTAAGCAAGATGGCTCTGATGTCTATGGTGATTTAAATGAGCATCGTATGCAGCTTATTGCTAATACAGATGTGACTTACAAGGATTTGGTGACTCGGGTTTTACCTGCTCTTGGTTACTTGTTGAGAATGAATGGTGAGACACGAGAGGTTGAGTTAATAGATCTGTTTTTATCCCGTGAGCCCAAGTTCACTTTTAATAACAGGATGATTCAGTTTGTAAATGTGGTTTACGATTCGGCTCAGCAATACAGTTCTTACATATATGAAAACGAAGACATGCTCAAAGGAGATAATACTCTTGATGAGTTCAGAGAGAGCTCTGAAGAACAGGGACGTCAGGTGGTATTTAATAGCAACACCTTCATTAATGGTAAGACTTTAGAGATAAAGACGGGTACGTGGACGACAGCTTATAGGACAGTGAGTACGTATCTATCGAAGCGTCAGGATCGTTATCAGATCGTTACCAGTAATGCTGTGCTCATGGAGGAGACGGGTAGGTTGAATGTCCCTGCCGTGGGGGATTGGGTGTGTGTGGAGTCAGATTTGATTCCTGGTAGAAATAAGTCGATAATTGTACTTATCATAAGCAAGTCCATGGCTGAGGGTACTACGGAGTATAGTGCTATTCACTTTGAAGATGACACTGGAGAAACAGAGTGAGCATTAGAAACCACATGCAGATCTTGGATACGAACTGGGTGGCCACAGTTGGTGATTTGCGCTTTGGTGGGAGCAGTATATCTGCAGCTAACCGTCCTATTACATTTAAGTTTGACGGTGATGTAGCTAGTGCTGCTGATAAAAGCCGTACTGTGGGTTTACGCTCTGGTCGTAACGAGTTACGTGATGGTACCTACCTGACCACATCACAGTATGTGATTGACTACGATACAGGCACAACAGATATATCTTTGCGTTTAAGTAATATTCTTATTCGCTTAGATTCTGCTTCAGCAGATGAGAACTTGAAAATTTTAGTGGAGGTGTATGCATCACTTCCATCTTCTTATAATGCTGAGACCAGTCCTCCTCTAAGAACCTATTGGGGTAATCGTGTATCAACGACCTATTGGTACGTTTACTGTCCTTACTTTGATAAGGATCTCAGTTACCGGGTGAAGCTGTATTCTGATGTGGGACTCAGTGGCAATCTACTTATTAACGATATGTTTATGGGTTCAGCTGTAGCCATTGACCGTCCTGTAGGACAAGGACTTACAGTACAACGAGTAGATCGTAGTCAGGTATTTGAAGCAGAGAGCGGAAGACGGTATTTCTTACGAAGAAACCAGTATAATACTATCAGTAGCTTGTCTTTATCTTTGCTCGATAGATATACCAAAGAGGCTATCTATAACTGGAGTTCTAAGGTTGGTGTTTGGAAGCCTTTTTGGATCGTACTTGACCCCTTAGACAACTGGGACGCTCCTTCCTTTTCTTTTACTTTTGGTGCTTACCGTTTAACGGAACTCCCAGCTTTTAGCCATGATTTCTTACAGTATTTTTCAACTGAGTTGATCCTTGAGGAGGCCTTGTAGGCATGAGCAGCACAGACTTTTATGATCAAGGCGAGTCTGCTGAAGACTCCGGTTCATCAGTTCCTTCTGGCTCTATTCGTCAAGGCTCTCCTGGTGGAGCACCGGGCATTGTTACAGGCCCTCGTGGAGCTCGAGGTCCTATTGGCCCTACAGGTCCCAAAGGAGATAAAGGTGATGAAGGCAGACAGGGCATCAGAGGCCCCCAAGGGGCAAAAGGCCCTGAAGGTGTAGCTGGTCCTTGTGGAGCAGATGGAGCAGATGGCCCTCCTGGCCCTCAAGGCCCTATTGGTCCTGCTGGCCCAGCTGGTGGTGGCAGTGGTGGTGGAGGAGGAACAGGTCCTCAAGGCCCACAAGGAATACAAGGTCCCGCTGGTCCTGCCGGTCCTGCCGGTCCTGCTGGTCCTGCTGGCACTGGTACTAAGGGAGACAAAGGAGACAAAGGAGACAAGGGAGACAAGGGAGACAAAGGAGATAAAGGGGACAAGGGAGATACTGGCCCTCAAGGTCCACAAGGTCCACAAGGAAATCAAGGCCCACAGGGTACTCCTGGCCCCACAGGCCCTACAGGTCCTGCAGGTCCTGCTGGTGGTACTGTGCCAGATCCTGGTGATCCTGGTGGCCCTACCAGAGATCCTGGCAAAGGTGAGCCTGGTGGTGGAGGTGGCGGAGGTGATGAAGGTGATGAAGGTGGCGGCACTCCTCCTCCTAGTGGTGGTGGTACTCCTCCAAGGGCCCCAAGTCCTGGTGATCCTGGTGGAGAGGCACGTACTCCCGAAGATCCTGTAGTCCCTTTAACCCGTACGGTTACGGTTGAGGGTGTGTTTTTATATGTCATTGGTAACACAACTAATGCTTTGTATGTATTGCCGAATTCTGCTGCATACTCCAGAGGCGGAGAAGGGTCTGGTCCTTACGGCCTTGGCTGGATAGGTCCGACTTGGCGTGGTGGTGATCAGAGGGCTGTTCGGGTTGGTAATGCTACTAATTTTGGTGTTAACGAACGTAGCCCCCGCGCTATAACTGACCACCTTGGCACACTTTATATGGTAAGTGCTAGTCGTGAGATATACGCTTTAAGCAAAAAAACTGGTGGAGCTTTTAGAATTGGCAATGTTGATTCTACTATATCTTCTTCTACGCTTGAGGAATATGTAGGCTTAACATCCCGCACAGAGACGGCTACTCTTGGCCTTTTCAGTGTTACTAGAAATTATCTTTACGTTGCTTTGCAGAGAGGTATTTACCGGGTAAGAACTGAGTTTTTCAATTTTTCATCAGAAAAAATTTCTTCTGCAGCTGATTATGGAGCTGTACTTGCAGGATCTGGGGCTTTCACTGGTGGTATGGCCGTTTCTGATGACGGTCTTGCTGGCGAGAGCTTTACCTACATACTTGATAATAGTCGTCGCGAAATTTTTAAGGTGGCTTTATCTTCAGGCGATCTTAGTAAAGCCGCAGGACATAGCATAGGCCAACTTTATTCAGATACTGATAGAGGTGGGGCTCAAGGGCCTGCAGATCGTGGGACTTTTGATGCGAATAGGCTAAATGGTTTAGTTTCTCATTTAGGCGGGGAAGCAATAGAGATTTCCAACGCATTTACCCCCTTAACAAGTATAGAGTTTGATGGAACGATCCGCGAGTTTCGGGAATCTCAAAGCGGGAGTGCTTTTCGAGCGTCACCGTATAAGCGTCACTATAGTAATCAGGATTGGTATGCGGGCAGGATTGTTGGTCATAGTGATGAATTTGTAGGCATTGCTTCTTCTAGGGGGACAGTTTCTTACGAGGTAACCCTTACTCCCCGTGGTCCCACTTATGGGGTCGAGCCTAATCCGCTTCCTCGGCAGTTGTATGGGTTGGTAGATGTTCGTGATAATTCTGGAGCAAGCGGATACTTTATATCATTCAATACAGCCGACAGTCATCCGAAATACATTAGTTCTCTGCGTAATTTTGGTATTCCTAGTGCTAAAATAGTTAATCCTTTTGTCGGCCTTCAGAGGGGGCCTGCTTTTGTTTATGAGGATAAGCTGTATATCGTATTGCGTACTACAGATGGGGGTGGGTTATATGAAATAGACCTTTCAACAGGTGCTGGTACAAGGATTAGAGATTTTGAATACTTAGGTGGCGATTTTACTACGACTGTTCTGGGCGATAAAATATATACGACTGGTCCTTTTGATCCTCGAGGAACCAGCGACAATTCTGCACTCCATACAATCAACATAAATACCGGAGCATTGACTCGGGTGGGTGTTGAGAATTTTGGGTTTGATTATGACGGTGATTTTGGGACTGGTGTGCAAATTCTACCAGTCTCTATGACCGCCCATAAGGGCAGCTTGTATCTGCTGAGCTATAATATTGACGTTGATCCGGCCATTGGGGAGTTGTATCGGGTAAATTCTACCACAGGGAGAGCTACGTTAATTGCGGCTAATGAAGCTCTCTACAAACATAATTCCCACAGGGTGGGTGCTATGAGCTCTCATCGCGGCATTTTGTATGGCATGTTGCAAGGAAGAGATGGTAATGGAGACAATGTAGAGGCTTTGGTCAGGATTAATGATTCAAATGGTAAAAGATTTTTTGTTAACACTGAACGGAGTATTCTTGTAACAGGTCAAAACTATGTGGCAGTATTACTTTCTGTTCCTAATCCTCCTTATTCAGTTTCACGAGATCAAGAAAGCTTAGAGACTGACAAAGAAGTTGAAGAAGCTGTTGAAGAAGTCGAGATGGAGATCGACACCAAGATTGAAGAGGCAGTCGATAAAGTCGAGATGGAGATTGACACTAGGATCAGTGATGCTATAGCAGATCTTGGTGGTGGAGGCGGAGGAGGAAGCGGAGGGACAGGACCGGCAGGACCTACTGGCCCTACTGGCCCCACTGGACCAGCCGGCCCTCAGGGCATCCAAGGCCCAAGAGGTATACAGGGAATTCAAGGGGTACCAGGAGAAGCTGGAGCTAAAGGAGATAAAGGTGACAAAGGTGATAGAGGTGATGCAGGAGCTGATGGGTCCGATGCATCAGTTACGGCTAGAAACGTTATCGCCACTGTGTCAGGTACTGCTGGTAGTGGAAAGGTCGCTGTTTACACTAACTCTAATACTTGGACTTGGGCTGACGCTCCTTCTGGTGGCGGTGCGAGTCAAACGATTGTACGTGAGGTGGTGGAAGTAGGACGTATTACCCAGAAGGTGGGTAGTACCGATGTTGATGTAGCATCTCCTACAACACTTGTAGCCACGGGTATCACCATTCCTGCCACAGCCATGATGGCTATCAATGTGGGAAGGGATACAACCAATGCCTCCACAGGTTTCCATGATGCTGATGTGTTTGTGTTCCTCTCGTCTCATCTTAAAGAACTCACAGCTACCACAGCTGGTTCTACTATTTCTACAGCTACAGCCGTGGCTTTATATGGAGCAGCAAGACGCACGTTCTTTATAGCAAGAACAGCAGCTAATGAGATTCTTATTACTAGTAGCAGAGCAGATACAGATCTTCTACCTCTGACGGTCTATACCTTTAATGAACTGCTTGATACCGGTAATGCTGAAAGTGCTGATGTTGATATCACNGGTGCGGATAGGTTTAAGGCTACAGGTTTACAGATTCCTAATGCAACTGTACTAGCTTTAAACCCAGGGAAAAAGGCAAGTACTTCTTATCTAGACGTAAGCTTAAGACTGGTTTTTAGAGAGGCTTTACTCAATTTGCCAGCTGTGGCAGAAGGGGCTACGTCCCTTCCTGCCAACAGCTTGAACATATTCACAGGTAGATCTGATGCTTATTACATAGGTCGTAGTTCTACCAATGAGATCATGCTAGCTACTGGAAGTGCCAGTGT